TCTGCAAGAAATCTGATTTTACAATTAATTTTGTTCAGGAATGGTTTAACTTATTAGTTGAAGATAATTATGCATTGGTAAATGATGAAGATGACTTGCCTCAGAGAGAAGACTTCGTATGTCACCGTCACGACCAATCTATTTTAAGTATCTTATGTAAATTGCACCATACTATTCTATTACCTCTTTCAGAATGTTATGGTATAGGTCCATTTTTTTCTAGTCGAATGACCGATATTGGTCTCAGAGAAAAAGCACCAGATGGATTTAGAAAGGAAAGTAATTATAATATTGATAAGCATTATACTTGGAGACATTATTTAGAAGATGATAATGTAAAAGAAGATACTTTAAATGAAGTCAAAAAAATATTTTCTCTTGCTAGGGAAGGATTAGTATTTCATGATATTGATTATGATTTAAAGAATGAATTTGTAAGAAAAGTTATAAAGGAAATAGAAAAACTGCAGTATAGAAGAGGTTTGTTTAAAATTCATATGAAAATTGATGACCTACCAGAAAATTTTGTTAGGAATAGGGAAAAAATAATTGGTGAGTTTAGTTGTCAGTTTGTTCCCGGAGATGAGTGTAAATTTAATTTTATAATTACTTCTGGAAATATTGTTTTTCCTAAAGAAATGGATTATAATGAGAGACTATATAAGTGTGAATATGTTAGGCAGTGGAATTGCAATTACTAGTTTAAGTAAATGACATGAAAAATTGGTACGTCGCTCCAGATAAAGAACCTAGTTCTAAATTACCTAAGTGGAAATATTCTTATTTTCCTACTCTCGAAATCACAACTTCAATTCCAAGAAATGGTTGTGTAGTTGATTGTGTTTTTTGCCCCCAACGAACACTTCAAAAAACATATCAAGGTGAAAGGTTTTTGTCTTTAGATAACTTCAAAAGAATCATTGACAAAATACCTCAGGAAATTCGTATTACATTTGCTGGATTTACAGAACCGTGGTTGAATAAGCATTGTACTGATATGGTACTTTATGCTCACGAGAAGGGACATTCAATTGCAGTATTTACAACTGGAATTGGAATGAGAATTGAGGACTTTGAAAGAATTCGTCATATTCAATTTGCACCAAAACCAAATGGTGGATTTGTTTTGCATATTCCAGATCAAGAAAGAAGAGCAAAGCATCCAATTACACCAAAATATGTTGAACTATTAAACCACATTCAAGTTACACATTTTAATGGACAACCTATACATAATTATCATTGGATGTGTATGGGAACTCCCCATGAATGTATTCGTGATGTAATTTCTACTGCCGATGTCCCAGATATGTGGTCTCGTGCTGGAAATTTGTTGGGGGAGGCAATTTTAAAACCAGAATTACTCAATTTAAAAGATCATTTTAGATCCATTTATCATGGAGAGCAAGATATGACTTGTAGTTGTGATGAGCGACTATATCATAATGTTATGTTACCAAATGGAGATGTATCTTTATGTTGTATGGATTATGGTTTAGAACATATTTTAGGTAATCTTTTAGAACAAGAATATGAAGATATTCTTCCAGAACCATATTCTTGTTTTAAGTTATGTAGATTCTGTGAAAATGGAGTCAGTCCAAACAGTGAAATGATTTTAAAAGAAAAGGAGAATTACAATTTATGAGTATTCCTGTAATTGGTGTTCCGGTAGTTTCAAATCCTTACTGGGTCACAAGACTTTTAATGAGTATTGATTATCCTGTTGATAATTTTGTGATTATCAATAATAACGGCAGAGGTGAAATTGATGAAGAATTAAATCAACTTACGAAAATAACACATAAGTTTGTTAAAAATATCAAGGTATGTAATCTTCCGGCAAATATTGGATGTGGTGGTGCTTGGAATTTGATTATTAAATGTTATATGCTATCTCCTTATTGGATTATTGTTAATGATGATGTTGCTTTTTGTAATGGATTCTTAGAAGAAATGGTTTCCGTCGCAGAATTTGACCCAGATATTGGTATGATTCATGGGCACGCCGGAGATTTTGGTGTAGGTAGTTGGGATGTATTTCTTATAAGGGATCATATCGTTCAACAGTTTGGATTGTTTGATGAAAATTTATATCCTGCTTATTGTGAAGACGCTGATTATATAATGAGATTTCAGCACCGACCAATTAAAAAAGTAATGTCTTTGAACTCGAATTATTATCACGGGCACGGAGATAAGACTGAATATTATAAGGAAGGATCACAAACACAAAAGACTGAACCAGAACTCAAAGAAAAACTTGATTTTTCAAATGATGAGAATATTAAATACTTGAATGAAAAGTGGGGTCCAAATTGGAGAGTATGTAATCCTGAGAATGTACCATTTAAAGGTAAAGAACACGAAATTTCATCTACAACATTTGATTTAAACTTTGTTAGAAGAAAACATTTAGGATTCTAGTATGGAAATAGATATGAGTTTATTAGTAGTAAATCCAGAATACAAACAATCAAAGAGAATGTTTATTGTGGATAACTTCTACAAGGATCCAGATCTTGTACGTCAATTTGCACTGCAGCAAGAGTTTTTCGATGATGAAGGATATATTGGAAGACGAACTCGCCAGCAGTTTTTTCTTCCCGGAACTAAAGAAGCATTTGAGGAAATCATAGGTGAAAAAATCACCAAATGGGAAGAATATGGAATGAATGGTAGGTTTCAGCATAACTGGTCTGGAGAAAGTTTAGTATATCATTGTGATGCTCAGAAGTGGGGAGGTATGTTATATCTTTCTCCTGATGCTCCACCAGAGTGTGGAACTTCAACTTGGAGACACAAGAAGACAAAGATTCATCACAACAGTCAAATTAATTGGGATGCAGGACAAGGAGTTGAGGTTTTTAATCAGAAGACTTTTTGTGATCGAACTCCTTATGAACTTGTTGATGTTTGTGGAAATATTTACAATCGTTTAGTTATTTTTAGTGGTGGTTGTATTCATTCCGCCTCAGAGTATTTTGGTTCTAGTTTAGAGGACTGTCGCTTGTGGCATATGTTTTTCTTTGACTCAGAAGTGACTTGACAAGATCGCAAAACTCTCCTATAATATCAAGGTCTTCAATTTCTTCGTAGCTTTGAGAATGAAGACCTTCTCTGTGGTGGGAGAGGTAAATGGTGGTATAATAAGAGGAGAGAAATCTCCTCTTTTTTCTTATATAAATTAATAATAAAATAAATTTAAACTATGAACTTTACTGTATATTCAAAATCAGAGTGCCCTTATTGCTACAAGGTCAAACAAGTTTTAGAGTTGACTGGAAGTAACTTTATAGTGTATAATTTAGGAGAAGATTTTACTAGAGAAGAATTCACAACAGAATTTGGACCTAGCGCAACATTTCCTCAAGTTCTTTGTGAAGGCGAAAAACTTGGTGGATGCACAGATACAATTAAATTCTTAAAAGAGAAGCAAATTGTCTAAGATAAAGATAAATAATACAGACCACAGAAATCGTGGTGTTGAAGTTCTACTATATGGAGGAAGAAAGCAAGCCCACCCTTTCCATATTATCTTTGAGAAGATGGTATGCTTTCTGAATCGGGAAGTTACCATTCATTTTGAGTTTTTCTTTTCTATGAGAAAAAAAGTAATCTCCCGGAGAAAAAAAGATGCTAGCAATTAGTTTAGTTTTTGGTTCATTTTTAGTTGTTCTATTTTTTATTCTTGGGATCGTGCTTGGATGGGTTGCTAGAGAATATATGATGGAACATCATGATAAACCAAAACTACATCCAGAGTTTTTTGATCAACACGGTAATGTAATTCCCGATGAAGTAGTTGCCGTAACCTTTCAAGAAGGATTGTTTGATTATGATGATGAAGAAGAGGATGAAGATTAATATTATAAATTAACTTATAGAAAACTTTATTTTTAATTTTTATGACTACAAAACCGACTGTGACTAAGAAATCAACAACTACTAAAACTGTAAAGGCAACTGCTCCAAAAACAAAGGCAGTAACGGAAACAATTCCCGATCTTCCCACTAATCCCTTTGTATTTGAGATCTTGAATGTAGTTTGTAAGCAGAGATCTAATGCTAAGAAGATAGAAGCTCTTAGAAAATATGAGCATCCTTGTTTAAAATCTCTTTTTATTTGGAACTTTGATGAGAGTATAATTTCTATGCTTCCACCTGGTGATGTTCCTTATGCTGGACTTGATGAACAGAATTCTTTTTCTGGAACTCTAGGTGAAAAGATTGGAGATGCTGTTTCCAAGATGCAAGAGCTTGGTAGCAATTCACTTGGGTCTCAGGATCAAGGACGCTCTTCGATTCGTAAAGAATACACCAAGTTTTATAATTTTGTAAAAGGTGGTAATGATGGTCTAAGTTCTCTTCGTAGAGAAACTATGTTTATCAATATTTTGCAGGGACTGCACCCACTTGAGGCAGAAATTCTTATTCTTGTTAAGGATAAGAAACTGCAAACAAAATATAAAATCACACAAGAAATTGTCGCTGAGGCATATCCTGATGTTAAGTGGGGGGGACGTTCGTAAATATGAGTAAACTTCGTGATGTTGTAGAAAGAGCACAAAGTACAGATAAGCATATGGAACATTGGACACCAGCAGAAAAGGAAACTTGTAAATCACGCTATGGTTGTGATATCTTAATTCAAGATGGATCCTATGCTGAGGTCTGTATTAAGGATGTACCAAACGATGCTTATATTGTTAAGTATATGGTAGATGATAAGATTTGTTTTGATCTTACAAGAGGAACAAGAATTCGTTTGTTTGATATGTACTGGGATAAGTTTCGTGAAAACTTAAAGAGTATTGACTGGGGATATGGTAGACATAATCCTAAGACTTGGGGCTACAAGTCTCCCGAAAAGAAAAAGCGAAAGTGATTTCCCAGATCGGGTAAAAAAATCTCCGGTAAATTTTCTCACGCGAAGGTTTTTTTAATCTTCGCTTTTTTAGTATCAGACTGATACGCTTTTTGTATCTATTGCTACTTTTTGAGTTTTATGCTACTATATACATTACGTTCATCCAGAAAATCTGGACGCAAGTAGGACGGCGGAACGGAGTCGTTCATTCGCTATTCGCAAATAGCGAACGCAAACCGCCCGAAGGAACGGGATTAACAATCTCATTCTGGAGGAAATCCTAATGTCTAAAGTCGTTTATCGTGGTGTTGAATACGACACCGAAGTTCGTCGCCAGCAACAGCAGGCACAACAGCAACCCCAACAGTATAACGAAACCTATCGTGGAGTTAAGTTTGTAAAGGAGTCAAAGTGATGAAAAAACTTAATTTCTTACAACTTATCAAAGATCAAAAACAAAAAGAAGATCGTCGTCATCAAGCACAACTAGCACAACTAATTGGTGGAAAGTGATGGGACCTTTATCCATTATTTTTCAACTTACAACTGTCTCCGCTTTTACTATAGTTTTGTTATCAATTTATATTCAATTGCTGTATAAGTAATGGACTACCATCATCATTATGATGATATG